CAATGATTGCTCTTGAGCAAACAACCCTGCTCGGTGAGTTGTATTGGCGTGCGGAGTAGAAAATGCTGCAGTGAATCTACAAAGAGCTCCCTGACCTGGGCGATATCTGATTAATTTTCTGCTTCGCAGAACGCCATATGATCCAGCAGAAGTTCCGCTTTCTACATTAAATACAATTTTTTTTGTATTTGCAACGCCATTACCAGAAGAATAAATCTCAAAATCTCTATCAGGTAATCCATAGATTCCATCTAATTGAATTACTGGAGTTAATTGCGTTGCAAGAGGCTCACCGAATGCAGAGTATGCAGTGGCTCCTTTCATTTCAACTTCAAATGTTCCTCCAGAAGAAGTTACAGGAAATGGATTTGTCGTCGATACAACAACATTGTTGTTCTGTACATTTACATTCTTGTTATACAAATATGACATTAGATAATTCTCCAGCCATCTCTAAAGATGAGATCGATTGCACCGTTGTTAAGTTGTAATATTGCTCCGCCGACATCATTGTCTATTGTACCTAAAATAGTAATTGCATTGTTCTCGCAATTACCTGATTCGTCTTTTATGATTAAGTTTCTTCCTGACGTCGAGCTGGCTGGCAAAGTAATAGTAACAGGACCAGCATAGTTGACACCGATATAATAGTCGCCTGATTGCGCTATATATGTCGGCGACGTTACCAACGTTGTGTTGTATAATACTTCGTTGGTGTTTACGTCGTCCATGTAGAACATTCCGTTGTTCCAAGTCATATACTTGCCAGGACCAACAGAAGATGGTATGAAGTCCGACATGTCGCGAATCAGAACAGATCCGCCACCACCAGACCCCCATGCTAACGTAGAATATCTTTTCTTTATTTCTTCTATTTCTCTACGAATTGCTCTTAATTCTGTTTCTCGCAGAGGTTCCGTACCAGGAGTTTTAGACTTAGAAATGGCTTCTACAGACTTAGATACAAGATCTTTAGCAGTCGGCGGATCTGGATCTATAGGAAACGGCGAAGGAGGCTGAGGAGGAGCGGCTTCTTCAAGAACAACTGGTTCTGGCTCTTTTTCTTCAACGATTTCTTCGACAACTTCTTCTACTAGCTGTTGCTGAGTCGCGAACAGCATTGCATCAAGTTCTTCTTCGATGCGAATGGATTCTATTAATGCAGGATCAACTGGTTGACCCAGAGCGTGCATCATTGATACGAGAAGTTTCTTTTCAGCTAAATTCTTCATATATGCACGGATTCGCTCTTCCATAGTTGCGAAGCATTATACCTGCCTCGCTGTTTGCTTCATTCTCAAATGCGCTTCCTGTTTCTCCTGCCATCTCGACGCCTTCAAATCTACCGTCCATGTCTTGCTTGTAGTGTACAAGCTCATGAGCCAGAGTTCTCAGACAATCAGCAAGATGTCTCCCCCCAACGTTCAAATCGATTTTGTTACGCCCAGGATAGTACCCACCGAAGCTGGCATTTTCCTGAGCGACTTTCTTATCGTCGATAATATTAATGTGAGGAGGTTCGTCCAGACCTAAGTGTTTGCATGCATACGCCACAAAAGTATTGATCTTTTGGTCTCTTTCTTCTTCAGCCAGATATTGCTTAAATGTCTTCATTTTAACAATTCGGAAAATTGCGCCAGCGCCCAGCTAACTATTGCTGCCGCACCAACAACGATCCAACGCCACTTATCTAAGTCTGCTATCTTCTTTCTTTCTTCTTCGTGTTGTTTCTTCATGTCTTCGCGCATTGCATGCATTTCATCCATGATCTTAGTTTCAACTTCTGTAATTTTACTATACACGTCCTTTAAGTCGTGATTAGTTTCGTTTCTCCTATCCTCCATCATCTTCTGAACCTTGTCTAGTGTGTCATCGAACTTTTGATAGATGACATTGAAGAATGAAATTTTCTCCTTCATTGCACTGACTTCGACTTCAAGTCTATTTAACTTGGAGTCGTACATACGGCGATCATAATCAGAATGGTTATTTTCAGTTGGCATTGGCAGACTCCACAATGGCGCTCTGCTCACGAATCCATTTCTGTAAAGATTTCAGCTGTTCTTTGGTTTCGTGGCAGGTTCCGTAGTTTTCGACGATTCCTCCGAGGGCTTCAGAGGTGTTAATTCCGCTGGGGGTTCCATCAGCAGCGGAGGTGGTGTCGGCATGTAAACCCTTTGCACTGGAGTTGTGGATGTGCACCCAACCGCTAGGAAGATCACACACAGTATGAATAGGGATTTCGTCAATGACACTAACATTCCTTTCTCTCCATTTTGTTATATAAACTTTCTTTTCGACATACTCCGTTATGATTTGAATGTCTACTTTGTTCTTCTTGATCAGCAGCTCGTTGTACTTCTTTTCACTATCTGCGAGGAACTTAGATTTCTCGAGTTCATATTTATTCTCAGCATGCGCGTATCCCTTAACATACGAAAATCCAGCAACGGCTGCAACGAGAAGAGCCATTGCAAGGATCCTATACGGGAGTGGTACTACTGAGCCGAGAAATGGTATCATTGTTTATCCTCAGGTTCCGTTTTTCCTTTTAAACCAAGGGCTGCTCCACCAGCGGCAAGCAGAGTTGACAGACCAGTGCCATAAGCAATATAGTCTGTGGGTTTGTCCATGTAAAGACCAAGAAAAGCGAACACAATAAAACTTAATACAGACATGAACCAAATAATTCGACCAACGTCAAGGCTTCTGTTATCCTTACCTGTGAATAGAGTTATCCATAGGCTTCTCATACTGGCTTCTTCCTCCTAAGCATGTTCATCTTTTTCTTTAGTTGCGCTGCATAATTCGTTGTCGGATCAGTAATCGTCGGAACAGCGCCGCCAGCAACAGAAACAGCAGGAGCTTCCTCTTTGTTTAGCCTTGCAGTTATTTTTCCCATAATTCTATCTTGTTGGTTTCTCTTAGTTCCAAAATATGGGTGCTTGCCGTATAACTGTTGGTTCTTTATAGAACCTTTAAGCGTTCTCAGCTGTCGCTCGCGCTTTTGCGATAATTCTTCATAAACGGAAGAAGATTCTGGTATTGTTCTGTTTCCAAATTTATTGTCTACGGCAGCTTTAAAATAAGATGTGCCGCTGAGTTTAGCCTTCAGCGACTTGGTTTTAGCCTCTGATGATTTTATTTGCTGTTTCAGCTTTTCTTTTCTTTGCCTTTCTTTTTTCACGCGATCAACCGCACCTCCTGGTCTGGTTGCTGCCCTGTATCCCAGTGCCCCAGCTGCTGCACCTAATGCCAATGTCCCCAGCAATTCATTGAGCTTCTTTTTCGGTCTATCGTGCATTCCTGTTGGGGCTGTAGTCAACTCATGAGAAACGTGTGGCTCGCGCCGATGAGTTGCGGCGTGTCTGCTAGGATATTTCTTCCCAGATCCCAACCTTATTGACTGTTCTCTTAGTTCTCTAAAGCTCTTAGGCATTTAACTATTTCCTCGTCTAGAGATATTTCTGATGACAGTATATCTACACCATCTATTCCATATACTGCATCAGGCATAAAATTCAACAATATCAAAAAAGGTTTTAGCAACGGGTAGTGTTCTTCTTTTAGGTGAAAGAACAGCAATCTCGTGGCTCCTTCTGATCCGAACACATTATATACAATAACGATATGGTTCAGAATCAGTCTAGTATTCAACTCCGAATTGTTCAGATACTTTGTAAACAACTTCTTCAACAAATAGATTCGACTATAATCCTCATGAAATTCTGACATGACGCAATTTGGTGTATCATAACACTTAATTGCATACATCAGCAAGTTTTCATCATTTAGATTACCAAACATCAATCGTCAGCCGAATGTCTCACTCTCGTTAGGAAATCACTATCAGAAGACCCTTCAGTATATTCCAAAACGTCAATTCCACCTTGTATTTCGATGATGTCTTCTTGTTGAATAATCTGAGCAAACATGGAATATCCAACAGGCTCCTCGTCTATTATCACATACAGAAAGAGGTCGTCTTCGCCCTCTATTTTGTATATTGTGTCTTCATCAACACTCAGTCCGCCAGGAAACTGTATTTCGTGATCCGTGAAGATCGAATGCAGTATAGTTTCAATGGCGTCGACTGAGCTAAAGTGTCTGTGAGAAAGCTCATCCAATTTTTCGTTTATGATTTCTATTGTAGCATAATCTACTTCTTCGTTCATATTCCCCTCACTCCGCCTCTATTGGCGTCTAAACTAATTACAGGATCAATTTCTATTTTAGCAGCACGGCTACCAGTTGCAGTTTTCCCGTTGGCTTGATTTGTTCCCTGCTTGTCGACTGCTTTGCGAATCACTTCACGAATAATATTTCTTGTTTCGCTGACAGTCTTGGCTTTGGTATCAGGATTCATTTTGCTAACGAGCTTCTCAACGCCAGCTTTCGGTTGCTGTATGGGAGCAGCTTCCGAGAGGTTTCTATACTTCCACTTGCCGTCTTCATGATCGGCAATCGCAAGCGTCTTGCCTGTCTCATGGTGAATCATATGAAGGGAAACTTTCTTGCCCGTCTTCTTGGCTATGTTCGCCGCATGTCTGCCCGCATCTTGCGCACCCTTCTCGCCCGCGCCCATACGATCACCAGCCTTGTAGTGCCGCCCATCTACATGGATCTGAGTGTGATAGCCTTGATAATCACGGCTCTTGCTTCTCTCTTCATGTTCTTTGGCTCTTGACATAGCCACATGATGAGGAACACCCTGCGCTCTCAGGTCTTTGTATACATCCTCACCAGTTGCTTCTTCCAACTTCGCCTTCGACTTCTTCTTGGTCACAAGCAATCCAGCTTTGTTGCGTTTTGCATTTCCACCAGCCTTCTTTATTCTTGCGATAAGCTGTTTGGTTGCATCCCTACCAACAGATTCTTTAACTGGATGCACTCTCTTCGCAATCACTCTAGCGATTTGTCTGTCCTTTTCTTTTTCATCATCAGAGAGACCGCCATACGCACCAGTCAACTTAGAGCGTCTTTCTTTTTGCTCTGGGCTTTGGTTTGTGCTGGTTAAAGCGTGGTGAGACCAACCGCGAGACTTCCCACCATAATCAGCCGGAGATCCATGAATGGCTTTTGATATGGTTTCGATGTGCTCAGGATCGTGTGGGTTTCCGCCAGCCTTTTTGATTGCTCTGGCAGCACGCAATCCAGCAACTGCGGAAGAGCGAGTTGCACCAGCACCAAAATTAGTCTTTGGATCTACAGAAGGATCATGTGGACCATATGATGGATTTGCTGCATGACTTGCTGCAGTTATTTTATATGCGAGACCTTTGGGATTTGAAGATTTCATTTCATCCATCTGGTCGGATTCTTCATTCACAGAATGAATGAACGACAGGTCTTTATGAACTTTATATCCAGCGTTTCTATAATGCTTCTCTGCCGTCTCTATAGCCTTTTGTTGACTTGATGCGTTTACGTTGACTCTTACGTCTTTCTTATCACCACTCGCTACATCACGATGAGATATTGTCAAGCCAACCTTATATCTTTTTCTACCGACAGCTTCTTCCTTCATCGTATCGCAATCGCACTGACCAGGAGTGTCTTTCTTGTACCTCTTGGTCAGCTTCGTGGTTCCCCACTCTCTGTCCTTTGGTTCATTGCTTTCTTCTTTTACATGAATCATTCTTTTCTTCTTCCCCTTGGTGTGGTCAATTATGGAGAGATGTTTTCCAGACTTCACCTCTCCGCTTGAAACTTCCCAATGACCATCCTTGATTTTTTGCATAACATGTTTCATGGAATGAGCTGGAAGACCGTAGTTCTCTTTTTCTTCCTTAATTTCTTTAGCACTCCAATTGGTACTTCCAAGACCGCTTGAATTCATAAGTTCAGCTGCATGTTGAGAACTTTTAGCTTTTTTGATAATATTTGCAACAAGCCTTTCTCTTTCGGAATTGCTTCCGTTGTGCTTATATGCATGTTGCGCGGGGCTTATATTGACCCCAGCATGACTGGCAAAAACATGACCTTTGGGGGTTCGGTATATATGATGAACATTTCCTAAAGAGTCTTTTAATGTTATATGAAGTTTCTCAACTTCTTCCTTAACGTATGCGTGTACGGATATTTTGTCGGCGTCATATCCCTTACTCTTAAGGCGTCTTCGATGTTCCCCTGCATGAGCAATTGCTTCTTCATATGAATCGTGTTTGGAAACATCACGCCCGTTGTTCAGAACTCGGTAATGTGAGACATCGTGTTTGGTTCTATGGGAAAGCGGAATTTCTCTTTCCTCATTGGCAGGAACACAATTCGGAACCTTTCTTCCATTCTTCATCTTCATGCCGACAGCTGTATAGCCTTTCCAGCATGCTTTCTTCAGACCACCAGTGGGTTCTTTGACTGCCATCTTATGCTCCTTTTGACACCGACTTGATCATCCAGCCCAGTTTCTTGTGAGCATCGATCTTGTCTTGGAGGAAGTTTGAGAGACCAATCTCACCAGCAGCCTCTGCTACTTTGTAGCCATTCGTCAGACCAGCAAGAATCTTGCTATTGTCAGCAAGCAGAGAACCGAACATCTCGGCTGGAGTTTGTACTGACGAATCGTCAATAGAAGTAGATCCCTTGAGTTCGGTCAGCGAACGCGGAGCATACTCGCCCAGAGCACGAATCTCTTCGGCGATTGGATCAATCGTATCGAACAGCTGCTCATAGACATCGCCAAAAAACTTGTGATACTCAGGGAAGTTGGCTCCTTCGACATTCCAGTGGAACGTGTGCGCCTTGAAGTACATATGGAACGCATCAGCAAGGATAGCCTTCATCGCAGCAGAAAGAGCTGGTGTTGCTTCTTCTGCCAGATAGCTTTCTTTCATCATCTTCGACTTCTTACGAAGAAGTTTGAAGTCATGAGCATCAATCTTGCCATTCTCGTTGGCATCAATTCTACGCTGCCTGCCGAGCAGACGCTCGGCGATATGGCTGGTTTCTTCTTCCATCTTATCAGACTTAGAGGGTATGCTTACGCCAGCCCATTTAGCTTGTCTAGCTCTTCTCTGTTCAATTCTTTCTTGGGCATCTTTAAATGCTTTGGCTAGTTTTGGGTCAGCACGAAGCATCCAGCCTGGTTTGTGGTTCCCTTTGCCCATATATGGGGCTTCGTCAATCTGCTCGACTTCTTCATTTGTTTTCTTTTTGCCAATCCTACTAGCACGCTCGGCTCTGAGCATTGCAAGCTGATCGTGCGTTACTCTATGAGGCATATTTGGGTTTTTCTGTTTAAATTCTTCCCAACCAGCTATCCTCTTTTCAATTTCAGCATTTGTCATAGATGCAATATGTTTTGCAGCATCGTATTTTTTGCCGTAGTTGCCACCTTCATCAATCTGCTCGACTTCTTCTTTCTTTAACTTTTTATCCCAAGCCTTATCCGTCTTGATATTATATTCTTTTCCACCAGGACCAATATCTGCAATTTTATAACCTATAGGCTCATTTGTTTTGACTACAACTTTTTTCTTAGCTTCTTCTGGAAGGTTCGGTTTGGGTTGCTTATTCGCTAAGTTGCCCCGTATTCTTCCCTTCAGAGAAGTATTGGACGCTTTCGTTGTCTTGCCAGTCTTAGCAACAACCTGAGCTTTTTTTCTATTTTCTAATGAAGAATGATTGTATTCGCCGCCTGTGTCACCACGCTTATCAGACGTTGCTCTCATTCCACCAGTTGATCTAGGGCTACGGTCCCAGTCGTGGTCGGGGTCAGGTTTGGCAGCACTTGAACTTCTCCACTTGGCTTTCTCTGCAATCTGCTCGGCTTCTTCTGGAAGATGCGAACCATATCCTCTGGAGTTCTTCAGATCTGCTATTCTAGCTCTTGCATCAGCTTTTCTGTCTCCAGTCTGCTTCGGACCAGTGTCTGCTTTTTGAATCTTTCTTCCAGCAGCAACGCGATCTGCTACTGCACGCTGAGAAAGTGGAGCGGCTCCTGGCTTATGTCCACCGCCAGCTTTAAATTGTAGTGACTTTGCTTTCATTCTGTTTACCATACCAACCATGCCACGCTCATCAATCTGCTGAAATTCTTCGTACATATATCTGTCTAATATATCCAAAGCATGTTTTGGAATCTTTTGTCCTTTATGAGAATTTTTACCTTCGTCCGCACTAGCTCCAGCGGCACGGAGATCCATTCCCTTTTGCTTTGCCTGCTTAAGAGCCTCTTCTGCTTTGTCTGCGTGATGCTTCGGTACCTCGATTTCACCAGCCTCCTCTCTCGACCCGCCATAATTTGCTTCGACGGTGCCATGCATGAATTCATGAAGATGCGGACGGGCATTTATTTTCACATGCTCTTCTTGGGCTTCAAAAATATTGCGCCCTTCGTCAAGTTTTTCCCACTTGTCTGTATATACATGTTTTTCACCAGTCGCATTATGAGTGAGAACAGCCTCATGTCCTTCTGGGAATTTACCTGAATCCTCTAATTTGTTTATATGGGCAGCAGCTTCGGCTTTTGATGCAAAACTTCCTAGCTTTTTCTTTCTGTCGTCCTTCTCGGGATGAACTGCATGAAGAGTGTAGCTTTCGCTCAATGTTTGCTCCATCACCTTTCTCGCGGCTTCAGCAACTGCCTTGTTGATTTTGTCGTTGAATGGATTGTTCATTTAGATGTCTCCGTTATTTTTCTGAAGTTAGAGAAAGATTTCTTTTCGGCAACTGAGTATGCGGTGAGTCCAATCCCACCAGAAGGAACAGCACCTATTCTGGAGTCAAAGTATTTACCAGGATTCACGGCTGGCTTTTTGTGGACTTTTTTGCCCTTGCTTGTGTCTGCCTCGGCTTCTTTGGCTTCGGCGGCGACGACTCGCTCGGCTCTGTTGTCGGAAGACTTGGGGATTCCTCCTTCTCTCGGGTCGTTTTGGATCGCTCCTTTCTTAATGGCTCCTCTAGCGGCTCTGCCCAAAACAGCTTTTTCAGTAACTGTAGAATCTTCATTGCTTTCTCCGATGATTTCCTCAAAGAGTTGATTGATGTTTGTTGTGTCTATTTTGCCGCTCTCGACCAGCCATTTGATTGATGATGGATTGGTTGGAGCTGATGAGATGAAATTGGAAACTCCCTCAAAGAGTTCCTCAGTCCAGCCGATGATTTCCTTTCTGACCTTTTCATTCGCACGCTTGAAGTCGCGTGAGTTATCGAACAGGAAAAAGCTAGAGAAATCCTCAGAGAACGTTTTCATGTTCTTGATTGCTGAATTATACTTCATCAGTCTGGTTTGCTCAGAGAAGGTTTTGGCTCCGCTAGAAATGCGTACATCATTCCTTCTCTTTGACTCAGAGTTTTCCGTATAGACGAACACCATGGAAGTATCATATCCCATGTGCTCAAGAACTGTACGGCAAACGTTGATTTTGTTGTAGTCGTCTGCATTGCCATTGATGAAGATGGAACGAAATGTGTCCAGTTCTCTCAATGAAGATTTTTCGACGATTGTCTTGTGTAATTTGTCGAGGCTAATCTCAGCCATTCCTGACTCTTGTAGCCCCGACTTGATAAGAATGTCTTTTCCACTGCCAGGTCCTCCCACAAGAAAGAGAGCCTTGAAGTGTTTCTGCGTGGACTCTAAAGACAATGCGCTTTTTGGCGCATGATTGATTTGTTTGAGCTGTCGTTCTTTTGTTTTCATATATTCCCACACTTTGGGGTTATTTTGGAGTATTTATATTATTTTCGTTTTATCACTATTTCCCCGGAAGCCAATCCACGCTTAAATTTATTCATATGCTCTAGGGCTTCCCCACGAGTAAAGTTCGGTCCAAGGTGTCTATGAAACTCTTCAATGTTACTATCACGAGCCGCAGTTCTCATTGCAGTTCCTGAGAATCCATGCGATCTATTTTCGTCTGTCGGATAATGAACGTGAATCTCGTGGAATTTCTCCCCGTTCATTTCTTTTATCTTTCCAGATTCTAGAGATGACTTCAGACGTTCGGCGAAATCTTTTCTGTCGTGACCGAAATGCAAATGTAGAATTCTTCGACCTGTTTTTGGCATGCTGTGAAATGCATGAGCGACTACTTCTCCAGCTGAAGGGGAAACGCGAAATTTGGCTTTTCCACCCCACTGCCGTTCTCCAATTTTCTCTCTTTGGGAATCTGAGTATAGGTCTGTTTTCCCAGAAAGACCAACTACGATCTTTCCTTTTTTAGACCTTGACATAGAACCACCAATATCTTCATAATGTCCTTGGTGAGTTATCGGAGAAGCGCCCATATATGTTACATGAACGTGATGTTCCTTTTCTGTTGCACTCTCGGATACTGTATCTTTTACTCCCAACGTAGTTCTAAGATGCTCCAGAGCAGCAGTATGATCCATCTTTTTATTGCCAGCAACCGCTGCCTTGAATCTATCATATACTTCTTGATGGCGTTCTTTCAATATATGACGTTTAATAAGATCTGATACTCCATGGAAAGAATGAATTTTATTTTCGTCGGCTTCACTACCAAAGATCCTGTGTGTAACTTCTGATGGTTCCTTGGAAGATTTTTCAGAGGGATCAGTTCTTGATGTTGCTCCATTTGCTATTGAGAATTTGTACCTATCCAGTCCAGCAGTATTTAAAAGAATTTTATGGTGCGCGCCTTTAATTCCTTTTTTAGTGTCTTCCCAATCTGAACTTTTTACGAATTTTTCTGCTTCGGTCGGCTCATCATTCTCGTACTTAGAGGCAACAAAATCCATTTGGTGAATATGTCCAGTTTCATTATGTCGCATAAGAAGAGTAGATTCGGTTCCATGTCTCTTTTTACCAACAACAGTAAACTTGCCGAATTTGCTTCCCTCCCTTGCATGATCATAGAGAGCATCTTTATGTTCTGCAGGAATCAGCATGTCAAAATCACCAACTTCCTTTTTATGGTGTTGGAATTCTTGATGACTCAATGAACTGTCCATGAAATGTCTAGTCGAGCCAACATAGGTGGACTTGTTGTTTATTGCTTTGCCATGGATGCCAAACAGATGTCCGCCAGTTGCTTGGCGAAACGAATGATGAAGCTGGTGAAGAGCTTCAGGAAGATCTCTTTGAAGGGATTCTCTAATCTTCGGCGTTACCTTAAAAGGAGCTGGAGAGACTTGTTCTCCTGATTCCGTTTTGGCTTTTACGTTTCCGCCTTCTCGTAAGAAAAACTTAAATGCCTTAAATGACACGTTACCCTCTCCCATTCTGGGGGACGTTTCTACTTTTAAACGCTTCTTTATTGGATGGATCAGCCTTATATGCTCTGAAGGTATCGGAAGTAACCTTAAATCTGGGAGCATTTGGGTTTCTGTTGGATGGATGGACTACAATCCCCTCGGAACCAGATCCCCATTTTGGTGTCAAATTCATTCTTTTAACGTGAGTATCAACTTTATCAGAAACAGATTTCTTTATTTTGTTGAACTTTTCTATTTCAGCCATCTTGGCTTCTTTGTTTTTGTTTGTCGTTCTGCTACCAAGAAGTTCGTGGTCCAAACGATGGAATTGTTCTCTTTCGTCTGAGACGTCTACATGCATGTGTTTATGTGGAATCTTGTCATCATCAAAGTTAATTTCGTCATTGGAGGCGAATTTCTTTAAATCCTCAACATTGTGATCTCTGTTTTCTGGTAGCTTTGTATGAACAACATATTTTCCTACTGATCCCATATGAGAAGGATCATAAGAAGTTCCCACGAATTTAATCTCGTTGGCTCTTTCTTCGGATTGCCTGCCGAAAGGGCGATAGAACATTTCTCCTCTGAGTTTTACTTCTTGTCCGGTTCTATTGTGGTGGTGTTGAAGGTAATGTTGAAGACCTTCGTTTTTAGCTAGGGTATCATGAACGTGCCCAAACGCCATGGCAGAAGTTAGATCCACTGGCTTATTGGTCTCATTGGCTCTTCGAATGGCTCTATTGTGAAAATCTTGTGAGCTTCTCATTTTTTCGGAGCCAGAACCAGAGCTTTGAGTATAAAACCCGTGCTCATCCCAACCCATCATATGGGTCATTCCATCGGTCTTTTCAGTTATATCGTGGAGATGAACTTTCCCATCACCAGTAAGAGCGCCAAATTGATTATGGTCCATTGTTGTGATATGAGGAAGACCCTGCCTAATTCCAGCCTCAGAAAGGATTCTTTTAATTTTATCGAGTCTCACAAGAATCAGCCTCCAAACGATATGATATTCTCTTATTTAGTCAAAAGAAAAGTTCTTGAATTTCTCGTATTTGTCTCCATGACCATTCATCATAGGTTTGTATGATTGCTGCGGTGGCGGTTCGTCCTGCCCTGAGTCGGCGATCTGAGTCTGAGCCACATCATACAGCCTCATTCTGGCTCGGTCGATCCCAAGAACGAACCTCTTATTACTGGATGGATCAGAGAATCGATTCTTGAGTTGTTTCACAAGGATCTGATTGACGGCATCAAGCTGTTCGGTTGCAACGATGGAGATCATAAAGTCAACGGTTGCCGCAGTTCCAAAGCTCTCGGAGATATCTTCCATTCCTGGGTCAGAGTTGGAGAAACCAGAACGAGTCGTTTGAGTTGCAGTTACAACAGGAACATCAAACTCAACCGCAAGTCCACGAAGCTCCTCGGCAATTGCTTTGATGTAGGAATAGCTGTTAACGTTCGCTCCATGCTTCAAACGAGAAGAGGCGCAGATGTTCATGTAATCGATGAAGATTATATCTGGAACAAAGTTACGCTTGAGCGCCAGATCATTCAACAATGCACGGAAGTGAGCCGATGACGCCGAAGCTGTAGGATATTCCTTGATGATCAGCTTACCCTTGGTCTTCGACTCAAGGTTGCGTATCTTCTTCAGATAGATATCCTTCGGCATCGTTTCCAACTCGTCGACACGAACGTTCAATAGATTGGCGTCAATCCGCTCGGCGATACGTTCTTCTGCCATTTCCATAGTGATGTACAGAACGTTTTGATTCTCAGTCAATGCTGACGCCGCCATATGACACATGAACAGAGACTTACCGACACCTGTACCTGCAAGAATACAAGAAAGAGTTTTCCTAGGCAATCCACCGCGAGTGATCTTGTTCATGTACTCAAGATCAAACGGAATGCGTTTCTCCGTTCGATGATAAAACTCATATCGCTTTTCCGCGTTGTCGATATAGTCGTGACCGACGTAAGGATCAAAGGAAACTGATAGCGCATCAGTCAACAGAGAGGGAATTGCTCCCTTGCTGAACTGTTTGTTAGATCCATCAAGAATATGAATGGACTCTAGGATGGCATTGTGAATGGCTTTCTCTTGGCAGAACTTCTCGGAAGATTCAAGAAGCCATTGATCGTCGCTAACATCATCGTTTGTTTTGACTTCATCAATGATGTCAATGGCTTCTTGAAACTCATCAGCAATCAATCCTGGACGATTACTGAGTTCAACTCTGATCGATTCATACGAAGGGATCTTGTTGTACTTATGAATGAACTTCGATACTTCCTGTAGAACTGTTCGTTCTGTTTTATCGTGGAAGTAATCTTCTTTAATGAACGGCAGAATCTTTCGAGCGAACTGTTCGTTTTGGAACAGGTTCTTCAATATAATCTTCTCTATGCTCATCATTTGGTTTCTGTTCCTTTCTCTCTTTGTCATACTCAATGGTTTGCCAGAAAATTGACAGAAGAATGTTTCCCACGGTTTTTAGGAACTTCTTATCTTGATAGAAGTCTTTCCTGAGCTTGTCAGTAAACTGGATCACCTCAATATTATACGTTGCATCTGCCGTGCCGTCAACGTTTTCGTCGCCAATTTTTATAGTGTCATAGCAGTACACAACTCCAGCATATCTGCCTTTCCGAATGCGAATTGGAAGAGTCTGAGATTTTTCGACAGAAACGTCAATCGCATATTCGTAGAAGTCATCAGGGGCATAGTATTTGTTCCTGTATGCTATACCCAGCTTCTCAATTTTACTCTGTATCCACTTCATCATCTTCGTCATCTCCTGCTATGCCAAGAATGGGAGTGCTTGATACCATGTAGGTCTTCTTCACATATTCTTGAAATTGTTTCGAGTTTAGTATAGGGTTCCAGAAAGATTCAGTGTCAGTATCCTTCAGACGATACTTCTTGTCTTCCATAGCACCAGTCGTAAGATCAGTTTTGGCATACCATCCATTAGAAGGTTTCTGTACAAATCCACCCTCCAAAGCAATGTCAAGCAACCCCGACCATTTACTTATACCACCCTCAAACGACACAGATACAGGGATCTTGGACTTCTCGCGAACGTAACGAGACTTCTCCACGTTGATGATGAAGTTGTAACCAACGATTTCAGTTCCTTCTTTTTCTTGCTGACGACCAAGGATGAAAATGTTATCAGCAGAATAGTAAGAACCAGTGCCGCCACCAACGATATCTTTAGGATAAAGACCAATTTCCTTGTAGGTGTGATTCACAACAACCATCGGAATGTCTTTCATCGTCAGGTGGGGCGTGATCATACGGAACAACGATTTGATTTGTTTTGCGCGACTCATATCCGCAACGGACTTTTGATCCAGCGCATCTTCTACTTCTTTCTTCGAAGCAAGGTTGCCGATCGAATCAATCACGATGATGAGTTTATCAGTACGATCAACGTTTGTCAGCTGCTGCATGATATCAAACTTGAGTTGCTCAACATCAGTGATAGGAGTATGAAGAACTCGATCCTGATCAATACCAAACGAAGTGAAGTACGATTGCGGAGTACCAAACTCAGAATCATAGAACAACAAAGCAGAGTCAGGATACTTGTCAAGATATGCTTTTGCCATCAGCAACGAGAAGCAAGTCTTGAAGTGTTTTGATGGACCAGCCCACATGGTCAGACCTGGAGTGAGTCCGCCGTCAAGACGACCAGACAACGCAACGTTGATAACGGGAACCGAAGTTGTAATCATATCCTTGTCAGTGAAGAACTTCGACTTCGCCAGAATAGCAGATTCTTTGATTGTAGAATTTTTCTTAATCTTATCCAAAATACTCATAGTATTCTCCTTTATGAAAATAAATCTTCAAGCGAACTGGATTCTTCTGCCTTCCAACCAATCGAATCCAAAACAATTTGTAGAGGGTCTAGAAACGTTTTCTCGAAGAGCATATTGTAATGCACCTTGTCTTGAATATCAAACTCTTTCGGAATATCATCATGAAACGAAAGAACATTGCTGTTGAGTTTGTTCGGTTGCTTCAAATACACGAACTTAATCTTGTCGCCATCTTCGATCTTGGGGTACTTCTTCTCCAGCTTCAGAACATCAAGCATGTGATTGTAAATCAACGCACCCTTGGTGTGGATCGGTGTTCCTAATTTGTATGGCGCCTGACGTAGTGCATTGATATCACCACGCACATCCTTGAGCTTGACTCCATATTCCTTTATACCATTCACGCCGCGAGGAAATGCAATGTCAGACAATGGGGCGCTGTTATACTCCGAGCGGAAGTCTGATATAAACTTCCGAAGATCCAATTCGCTGCCACCAAGAATAATCTTGAATGCCTGCTTAATCTTGTTGCGGCAGATTAATGGAGTTGAAGACTTGATTGCCTCAAGACCCATGATCTTCATCTTGGGTTCTGCGTACTCAACTCCTTCGTTGTTGTACACGTTGATGATATATCGTTTCTTCGCAGTCCAGATTGCACGATCGCCCAACGCTTCTCGCTTCATGTCCATCGTTTGGTCAAATGCAGAAACATATTCTGCAAGTTCAGCGTAGCACTTGCTTATATAAGGTTGTATTTTATCGTTACACGCAGCGTCCATGAACTGAATAACTTTGCGTTTGTCTGATATGTTCTTACCGAATACTTTCTTGACCAACTCATCGAAACGAATGTAAACTGAGTCAGTATCCGAGGCGATCACATAATCCACATTGGTATTAAGAAGTTTGTTGAGATAATCGTTGATGCGATTCTCGATCCAACGAATTGACAACTGACCTGACAGAGTAATTCCTTCGGCGATACGAATATCATAGAACCTGAAGAATTTATTGCCACACGCACCATAAGCTGAGTTCAAACAAACCTTCTTTGCCATCTGCAGATTCTTGTATCTTGAAACTCTGTTGACAATATCTGCAACATCTTTCATTCCTGCTTTCTTGGCAGCTTCTAGTTCTTTCTCTGCTTGAGTCATGAGATTCTTATATCGTTTACGATCAGCAAACATCTGTCGCATCAGCGTGGCAAGAAATCCTTCCTTCTCTGTGCGAAATAGCTGACCATTCGGACACAGCGTCATCTTGAGATTCTTGAGCTTGTCTGTGTTTACTTCACGCGCAAGCATAGAATCGACGTTGATATTTTGAGAAATAACGCGATGCATCTCTTCGGTATATTCTGTCGGATGAACCAATGTCTCTGGTGAGATATTGTACATCATTATCAAACTGGGATATAGAGAAGTCAAGTCAAAGGAAGCAACCCAGTCGTGCATGCCAACCTGCACATCTTTCACATATCCACCAGCATACTGAGCTGATTTCGTATGATCGTCATTCGGCGGGATGATAATTCCCTTGCTTCGCAGGTGATTGTAGATGATAACATCCCACATAAGAACCTGAGAAAATACATCATCGAAGTTTGTCTTTGAGTCATAAGCAAGGGTCATCGCCAACTCAATCAGCTTCATCTTCTTCTCAAGATTGAAGACAAGCTCAACGTCTTTGATGTTGTACTCGATGAACTTTTGATAGTTTGTCTTGTACAGCTCAAGAAGAGAACCATACTCAGAGTAATCCAGCTTCTTCTCGCCGAGTTCAACGCTAGCAATGTTATCTAGACGAAATGAATCTTGGTTTGGGTTCGGCGCATACTTTCGATACAGTTCAATGTAATCAAGAGAAACGACGCCAACGATATCGTATGTCTTGGCTTCCTTGCCCTTGAATGTAGCAGTGCGCTCATTCAAACGATTCCAAGGAGACATCCTTCTGGCAATGTCATTGCCAAGAACATTTGTTATACGATTGATCAGATAGGGAATATCGAAGAACTTACTATTCCAACCAGTGATGATGTCAGGATGACAAGATGCCCAGACCTCAACGAATTCTTTGAGCATCGAATATTCAGAAGTGAACATTCGATAGTTGACGTCATCGCGACAGTTGTTGTATTCTTGGCACCCGAATACTTGATATGTACCATTCACGAACAACGTGATGGCAGTGATTTCCTTGTTCGCTAAATCAGGTTCTGGGAACCCCTCGTCCGACGCAACCTCAATGTCGATGTAAGCGACGCAAATTTTATCAGCCTCCCATGGAATCTCTTTGGGAAATGCTTCCGAGATAAATGCGTATGGGTATCGAGTAAATCCGTAGATCTTGAAGTTCTCGATACCGTCATACTTTTTAACGAAGTCTCTCGCTTCGGAAATTGATGTGAAGGGAAGTTCCTCGAGATACTCACCCTGAAGCGTCTTCCACTCCGTTTTCTTATTCGCCTTAGTGTAGAGTTTAGGAGAATATTGAATTTTCTTGGCGATTCGTTTGCCATTGTGCACGCCTCTGAAAAGGATGTTATCGCCAAGAACTTCGACGTTGGTATAAAACATATCTGCTCCATTCATGATGAGGTTATTATACTATGCGCAGATATAAAAATCAACGTCGTTTTTTGTTTTTGATTTCCGATGCGATTTTCTTTTTGTCAGCCAACTCGCCATTGACATAGATCTGATCGAGGATCATTCCATATCTGTTCTTACCAACAACAAGACTGTGTCCGTTGAACTCTTTGATCTTGTAGCCGTATTCTAGAAACAGATCTTTCAAATCATTAAGACAGTGCATTAAACCACCCAGGGAAGGTTACCACCATATCTCCGCAGCATTTCGGCGTTGCCTTGAAGGAAGAACTCCTTCTGTACAGACATAGGGTTGTTGCCTACAGTATAGTTGACCGTATGCGCGTATGTCGGAAGGAAGTTGTTGAAGTGTTGGCGTAGATTCGCGCAAAGGACGCGATCAACTTCTGGCACTCCAGGTTCTCTCGCCTTTCGATACCAAAGTGGACTGACTGAAACAGCCACGTCTTTTCTTAGGAAGTAACAGTTGACGTCAACGAAGTAATCTTCAGGATGAAGAACGCTGGGATATACGCCAAGAGATTCGCAGTCGTCTCGGCAGATAAAGTTCTTATCTTTGTCTTGAATGTTACGGAACGAGAATGTCCAATGCTTTCCTTGCATCATCACATTCATACAAGATTGAACGTGTTCTGGATGCAGCGTGTTATCGTCGTCAAGATACATGACGAAATCGCCGTCAGCAAGATATGTTCCTGCTCCATACATTCGATGACCATTCCACCTCTCAATACCAACGGGAGTAGGAAGATCGATGACATCTAAAGAACAATGCATCTTATGCAGATATGCATCATCAATCAACTTCATCGCCTTGTCTTTATGGGCTGGACCATCGACGAAGACAAGATGCTGAATGTTTGTGTATGTCTGATTATGTACGCTCTCAATCACATCCGTGAGTAAAGGATTCGCTGACGTTGCCGTGATGACAGTTACTAGCGGACCTTGACTCATAGATCACCATTCTTAATGCACTTCTCGAATGTAGAGAACAACTTATTGAACCGCAGTTCATAGATGTGTTCCATACCGATAAGAATGTTTGCTATCTGGTCTTCTGACATTGGAGTTGGTCCGTCCATCAGCATTTCATTAAGAAGTCTGATGTCATCGACAACATTCCACGCTTTCATAATATCTTGTTCAAGATCAAATCGATTAACCATTTCGACGCTTCTCCTTACGAAATTTAAATTTAGGACCATCAACAGTGATTCTTACCATCGGGCTGTTAATGCTGGATCGAGTATAATCCCGACCACCATCAACCATGTGATTGCCTTTCACAACACAATCATGACGATATCGAGAAACGATAACCTCACCATCATCACAAAGAACACCATATATTGGTTGTGAAAATACAGGCGATGCGTTTGTTATGTAGACAACACCATCGCGAATCAGGATTCCAAAGTAATGACTATGACCTTTGCTAAGATCAGGATTTGGAGTATAGAATACATCGATT